TAAAAAACAGAAGCAACCTCAAGACAATTCAGTCGTTCAAACCTTTGAACATAAAATAGCCAAAGTGTTGGTAAACACGGCAGAATCAACTGCTAAGCAAGCTATTCAACCCCCAATTTATAATATGGGGGTTACGGATTCACAACAGTCATCTGAACAATGGGCTTTTCCAAGATATTTAGATAACCACAAGATTATTTCTACAGGGAAAGGCATTGTTCCAGTACCAATTGCTGCGAAGGTCGATAATGGTATAGCTGGTATAGATTGGGTGAGTTTCAGCATTCCTTTATCACGTTTCCATGAAAAATATTCTTCTCTTAATCCTTTAGTTGAGGATGAGGCTCTAACTGAATTAATCGAATCCGTTTTAGATCAAGAACTCTTTGAATTATTTGGATTTGGTCTAGGTCAAAAGCGCGATAAAGGCATGCACTTCAATAAATATGCCTACACATTACAGGATGACTTAGGCATGGTTCTGTATGGCAATACCCAAAAATCTATCATTGTGCAAATTAACGGTTCAGGATGTGCGCTTGCCCGTAAAGGTTGGAATGAACAACTTTATAAGTATTTAAAACAAATTAAAGGTTCAAAACTTTCTCGTGTGGATATTTGCTTTGATGACTTTGAGGGTGAATACATTACCTTAGATGAAGCCGATCAATGGGATACACAAGAAATGTTTTGGGTTTCAGGTCGAGTTCCTGATTCAAGACATGCTGGTAATTGGAAGCGTCCCAATGGAAAAGGACGCACTTTATATATCGGTGTACGTGAAAGCGGTAAATCTTGCCGAATTTATGAAAAAGGTAAAGAAAAGGGCGATGTTTTAAGCGAATGGGTTCGTATTGAAGTCGAATTTAAAGCAAGTGACCGTTACTTAGAATTAGAAATGTTGCTTTCGCCATCACAATATTTTATCGGTGCTTACCCTGTATTTAATGAGGTCTTATTACCAAGACTGGGGCAATACATTATGCCTGAAAAGACTGAAATCATTAAAAAACAATCACAAATCGAGTGGAAAAAAGCAATCGAAATTACCAAAAGCCAATTTGGTAAATACATTCGTCAGTTCCGAAAAGTCTATGACGATTCTGAATTACTTACCATGCTTTCATCATCCAAAGATGAAGCCCCTAAACGTCTGAAATTCTCAGCAATTGCAGCAATGCAAGCCGTTCGTATCAATCAACCAATTTATGAGGAATTAGCTCATGCAGTTTAAAACAACTATTACCGTACTTGGAGCAAAGAGTTCAAAAGGTGAGTTCAACGGTAAACCTTATGACTCAACAACTATCTTTTTCCAAGCTGAATTACAAGATGGGGATAATTTTGTTGGTCAAGTGGGGGAACAAATCCGTTGGGGTACATCTGCCAATTTCGACAAATTGAAAGCTTTGAAATTCCCATTGAATGCTGAAGCAACAATGGAGCAGGTGAGTAACGGTAAATCAATGGTCACGATCTTAAGAGACCTTGTTCCACAAGTTCAAAAATGAGTTGTTTAGTTTATTGCTGTGATAAATGCGGTGCTTATTTCTTCTATGAAAATGTATTGAAACAGCATGAGAAACAATGTGATGGATAGGAATTCAAGAAATGCACGTTTGCAAGACTTTATCACAGGCAAATGAATCGGGTCTGCAAACATGCGTGGAATGGGCAACCTTTACATATCTAGACCTTTTCCAATCTGTAGCGATTACGAAAAGTGAAATGGTAGTGATTGGTGGCTCATTGATCGGTATAGCTGCTGTATTCATTGCCTATGCATTGATTGCAAAAGCTGTAAATCAACTCTAACCAATGGAGATATTACCATGGAAAAACTAACAATCGTTGAAAAGCGTGGCGCTTTACAACTGGTACACCGTCCAACACTCGCTACACGTATCAAACAAGGTGCAATCATTGCAACTGGTACAGCTTTAGCAATTCATGCCAATGCAGCAAGTTCTATTGATTCAACTGGTTTAACGGATGAAATTAGCGGTGCAAAGGATGTTGTACTTGGCTTATTCGGCATAGCACTGGTTGTACTCGGTGTATTTGCAGGGTGGCGTTATCTAAAACGTGGTGCGAACTCGGCTTAATCCACAGCCTAACCATTACCGCAACTGTAATAGTTGCGGTATCTCAACAATTAAGGGATCAAGTGATGGAAGAGGCAAGCGTATTAAATTGGATTCCTATCTTAATTCTTCTCGCTGCATGTTGGCTCATCATTAAAACAATGTAGGTGAGTTATGTTTACAAATTTCAATAAGGTTCTTTATATCAAAATCTGTTTGGTGATTATCTCATTTTGTTTAATCTTCTCATGTTCTAAAGTATTTGCTGCTGAAGATTTATCACAACAAAGAGTAAAAATTGATAGTGCCACACAAAAGACTTATCCAAATGGTCGAAAAGTTGTTCAAATCCAAGCGACTAAAGGCATTACAGTAAATGGCTCATTCAAAGAGTTAAGAGGAACGACTCAAATTGTTCCTCGTAATGCGTATGTTGGACGTACAATGATGCGTCGTTTAGCGATACCTGCATTGGTTGGTACAGCTTCAGTTATTGCCGTCAAGTCGCTACTAGATCAACTAAAATATAAAGTTGATCCCAATACAGGTGAAGTTTATAAAGATTTAATTAATGATGAAAATTGGGGGTGGATGTGTCAGGGTGTTTTTTACACCAATTTAGATGATCTCGCATCATGCTTTGAGCAAAATTACAATGCAATTAATCCATCTATCCCCGCCAAAACTGATCGAGTTGAACTCTCAGAAGATGGGAAAATTGTCTATTGGTGGGCAACTCGAAAGTATGGTACTGAAGAATATACGTCATTACTATCTTCAGCACATGGGCAGCCAAATCCTAACGGCACTGGCTCTACTTCACCACAACGAAAAGCACTTACAGAAATAGAGTTAGGCGACATTATGTTAGGTGTGAGTCCTGAACATAAAACAGGTGCATGGACAGGCGTTGAGGATGCATTTATTCCAGTTGATGAATATGAAGAACAAAATAACCCTAATTATAAACAAGTCATTGAATCATTTACGCCAACAAGTACAGATACAACTATTAGTCCTAACACAGATCCATCGACTGGAGAAAATACAGGGTGGAAAATACCTGATTTCTGCGATTGGGCAACTCGACTATGTGATTGGTTAGACTGGACACAACAAGTACCTGAACAAGATACAGAGTTAGACTTTGAAGATGAACAACCAATTAATATTGATACAGTTATTAGATTCAATGGTCAATGTCCTGCACCATTAACCTATGATTTTAATTATGGCGGTCAATCTCAGTCTTTTGGTATTAAAGACTTTACACCATTCTGCTCAATGTTGAATGACATACTCAAACCGATTGTTATAGCAGTATCGTCATTTGTTGCTGTGCTTATCATTGGTGGGGTGCGTACTGATGAGTAGTCTATCAACGTTGTTTGCATCATTGCAAAAGGGATTTCTAAAAAATGTCCTAACTGGTGCAGGAATTACTCTAGGCACAAGTGCAGCGTTGTTGATTGTTCTTAATACAGCGGTTACTACGTTTAAAAGCTCCTTAGGGGCTATTTCTGCCACTGTTTTAAATCTTGCCGGATTAGCAGGCTTTGACTATGCCTTTTCCATCATCTTAGGGGCAATCGTTACCAAGTACGTTCAAAACTCATCAAAACTAAGTCTAAGAAAAATATAGGTGCAGTATGAGGACGACGAGGAGCTTCGACGAGAAGAACGATTACTGCACCAAAGGAATTAATGAACCATGTCTTTAAATTTAGTCACGGGTGTTCCTGGTGCAAGCAAAACTGCTTATGTTGTGACACAACTTGACTCCATTGAGCGTCATAATAAAATCAACTTACAAAAAAATAAGTTAGTCTTCCAACATAATGAAAAACTCTTTGAAAAATATAGAGATGACTTTGCCTATTATGAAATAGAAGTTGGTTCAGGACATGAATTAAAGAATGATATTGAATTTTTACCTGATAATTACTTTAGTTTTTTAGGCGATGATTTTGATGACTTGCGCCCTGATTATTATTTTCTTCGTTCTGTTCGGTACAACGAAATTATTGAAAGAATCGAGTATAGGGAGGGTGAACAAGGATTTAAACGATTTCAACCTGTCCGTACAATCTACAGCAATATTAAGGCATTGAAAATTGATTATGTTCGAGCCAATGTCTATGACTGGCGTGATTGTCCTGATGGTTCAATTATCGTTATTGATGAAGTGCAGCTTGTAGAACCGTATTCAAACACCAAAGTCAAAGATGAAATCGTTATGGAATTGACGACACATAGACATCGTGGTTTTGATTTTTATTTCATTACCCAAGCTCCGAGTTTATTACACCCGACAATTAAAGAACTCATAGGCTGTCATTTCCATATCACACGTCCATACGGACGTACACCAAAGATTTATCGTTTTGGATCTTGTAGGCAGTATCCCAACACCTTAGTAAATAAACTGAACTGTGAAGCCAAATTTGATTTTAAACCGCAACAACGAATCTTTAAGCTCTATAAATCAACTACGATTGATACGCATAAGCCTAGATACCCAAAGGGTTTAATTGGTTGGGGTTTGTTTATCCTCGCTGCATGTTGTTTATTCTTATATTCTTGTTCGGGTGCAAGCAAATCATCTTTATCACCATTTAAAGATGATGAAGTTGTCCAAAACCAATCATCTTCGGAATCAACTGCAATAGAAAAAACCATAATATCAAATACTGAACCGCCACAAAAAATAGATTTGGAAAGATATGAATTAAAAAGAATTGCAATGATCATTGAGTCTTCAACAGACTGTTATGCTAAAAACTCTTATGGTCAAGTGATTGATTTATCATTAGATGAATGTCGGAATCTGTCTCAAAAAAATAATCGTATGGAACTATCTATTTACCAACGGCAACAGCAAAATAAACTACCACTTGATGACCAAATTGAATCGCATATCCAACCTGTAGCATATGAACGCGATGTTTTATAACCATACATTTTGTCACAGACCAATTTAAAATACTGTTTATCATGTAGTTGGATACATATGATAACCATACATTTTGTCGTATTTAGTCATGACTAAAAAACAAGGATAGAATAATGCTTAAATTTATCGGAGTTACATTAATTTCTACATCGATATTACTGGTATACGGTTGTGGTAAAAATTCTGAACAAAAAGAATTAGATAAGCGACAAGAACGCACAGCACAAAAAGGTAATGCACTAGATAGCTTTGACCCAAATAAAATTGAAAAAACAGAGCAAAATCATAAATCAAATAATGCTTTGGACAGTTTTGATCCTGATAAAAAGCAATAAAATTTTGCTGCTTAAACGCATAAAATTGTATAAAACACATCAATCTATGATTGATAGAGTTTTAACAATTATAGTGGCTTAAGTAGCAAGCAAGGACTGGAAAATTTATTTCTCAATAAAAAAGTAACAGACGCGCTAGGTTGAATATATGCGATATAAGCGTTCAATAGGTGCAATGCGTAAAGAGGATTGGAGACAACTTATTGAAATGCTGAATGAATATCTAATTTACGTTCAAGAAGATGAATGCTCTAGTAATGACAAAATTAATGATGTGAAGCAGCTGATTCATAAAATACAGCAACATGCAGATGGGTCAGTACAGCAAAGTTACAGTTTTAATCGTTGGTCATAATTCCAATTTCCCGCAACCTATAATATGCGGGAAACGATTGACCAAATCTGCATCATGTACCCAGACATAGAGGTCATAGCCACGCAGACTTGCGTAGGCTTGGACTAATACGCAAGTCGAGTAGCAGTCTGATTTCTGCATAACTTATATTATGTTACTTGGAATACTCAGCAACGTGAATTATGATCGTAAAGATTCACGTTGCTGAGCTGTGGCAACAAACAGTGTTGTGTAGGCTACAGTCTTAGATATTCTATTTAACATAAAATGAAGTTATGCGACTTCAGAATGACAGGGGAACTAATTTTGTCCGACATTAAATCTTATATTTATATTGATAATTCTAACGTATTTATTGAAGCCCAACGTGTTGCAGCCATT